CTATAAAGGTAGAAACACCTAAAGTACCTAGTGTCACTGACATTAAACAAGGTGTCTCCAGTACAATTGAGTCTGTCAAATCTGACGTAGCACGTTCTGACTTAGGGTCTGGTGCTATTGAAGAAGCAGTAAAAAGAAGTGACCTTGGTATCATTAGTAACCAAGCTAAAGATGTACTTAATGCTCCTGGTGCCTACATTGGTAAGAAAGCCGAAGAGTTCAAGCAGTACGCTAAAGGTCAGATATTTGGTGGAGACAAAGGTGGAGGAGACAGTGGTTCATCAGCCGCTTCTACTTCTGGTCAAGGACCAGGACAATTTGCAACCATTGGTGCAGGTAGTCAGGAAGGGATGAAAGGTACTGGTATTATGAAGTCAGGCAGACAACGTGCTAGACAAAACAAACGTGCTCTTAGAATAGCTTCAAGATAATATGGAATATAGTAATGAGTCAACCATTGCTAGTATGTATCAAAACTGCTATGGTGAGCGTGAAACATACCTAACTAGAGCAAGGGAATGTTCTGATTTGACAATCCCTATGCTTATTAGGGACGAAGGTAGCACTTATTCTACAGACTACCCTACACCATATCAGTCAGTCGGTGCTCGTGGTGTCAACCACTTAGCATCCAAACTACTACTAACCCTGCTTCCTCCAAACTCACCTTTCTTTAGACTAACTATTGATGACTTTGATATAGAGAATCTAGTTGGTCCAGAACAAAGGGGACCAGTGGAAGAGGGTTTAGCAAAGATCGAACGGGCCACTCTTCAGATGATTGAAGGCGAAGCCTATCGTGTACCTGTGTTTGAAGCACTTAAACACTTGATTGTCACAGGTAATGTCTTACTATATGTCCCAGATGAGGGACAAATGCGTGTGTTCCATTTGGATCGTTATGTTGTCAAGCGTGATCCTATGGGCAACGTGTTATATATGATTACAAAAGAATCTCTGAATGCTAAGACTTTAACAGAGGAAGCACGTAAGACTCTTGGTCTACCTGAACCCTCTGAAGATGCACCAGAGACACCCCACAAACCATACGACCTTTACACCTACATTTGTGACAAAGGTAAATACTGGCATATACATCAGGAAATACAGAATGTACCAATACCAGACAGTTATGGTAAATACCCCAAAGATAAGAACCCATTTATACCACTTAGGTTCAGTCGAGTTGACGGAGAATCTTATGGTCGTGGTCTCGTGGAGGAGTATCTGGGAGACTTACGCTCCCTTGAAGCTCTTACACAAGCAATTGTAGAAGGATCAGCGGCTGCATCTAAAATATTGTTTATGGTTCGGCCCAATGGAACCACAAGAATTAATACGTTAGCTAAGTCACCAAGTGGTGCAATTGTACAAGGGGATGCAAATGATGTATCTACATTACAACTTGAGAAAAGCCAAGACTTTCGTATTGCTCTTGACACAATCACACAAATTAGAGATAGGCTATCATTTGCTTTTCTTTTAAACTCTTCTGTACAGCGTAATGCTGAAAGAGTAACAGCAGAAGAAGTTAGGTTCATGGCACAAGAGCTAGAGTCTGCTTTAGGTGGTGTGTATTCTGTCTTGTCTCAAGAGTTTCAGTTACCATTGATCAACATCCTCATGGAGAAGTTGACTAAACAAAAGAAGATGCCTAAGTTTCCAAAAGGCATTGTGAAACCACAAGTTATCACAGGTATTGAAGCACTTGGTCGTGGACAGGATCTAAATAAGTTATCTCAGTTCCTACAGTTCCTTCAACCTTTGGGACCAGAGGCAATCATGAGTAACTTGAATCTTGATGATTACATTGATAGGCTTGGTGCTTCACTTGGTATCGACACAAGTGGACTTGTCAAGACACCAGAGCAGAAACAAGCAGAACAACAAGCTCAAATGGAACAACAACAACAGATGATGCAACAGCAAATGATGCAAGATGTTGTTAAGGGTGCAACACCTGGAGTTGTAAAAGGTATGGCAGAGGGCATGGCCCAGAATCCTGAAATGACTCAGGAGATGGTAAATGCTATGACACAACAATAATATGGAAGAAGTACAAACAGGGCAAGCTGAAGGTGTACACCAAGCAGGTTCACCAGAGCATATTAATGAAATGCTTGCCAAGGTTGACAACGGTGTACAACCAGATGACGTAGGTGAAGAACTAACCTTACAAACTCCTACTAAACCAGAGTGGTTACCTGAGAAATTCAGTACACCAGAGGACTTGGTTAATGCTTACAATCAATTGGAACAACAGTATACCCAGGTCGCACAACAACAGGAACAAGAACAAGCCACACAAGAACAAATAGCTAATATACAAAATGCTAGTGTGCCCCAGGTAGCAGAAATGCTGGATGAACGTGGGCTTGATATAGATGTGTTCCAACAAGAGTACAACGAAACAGGGGGACTATCCGAAGATGCTTATCATGCTTTAGAAGAAGTAGGAATATCAAGCAATGTAGTGGATACATGGTTAGCAGGACAAGAAGCAATTGCTGATCAAAACATTAGTAACATTTATAATGCTGTTGGTGGTCAAGAGAACTACGAAAGTATGTTACGATGGGCCAACGACAATCTTGAACAATGGGAAATAGATGCCTTCAATAACTCAATTGAGAATCTTGATCCTAATGCGATGTTTGCTGTTCAAGGTCTTATGGCGAGAATGCAGAATAAAGAGGGAATCCCTCCAAAACTCATGACAGGAGAATCTGCACCATCAACTGCACCAAGATTTGAATCTTTAGCCCAAGTTACACAGGCTATGAAAGATCCAAAGTATGCTGAAGACCCTGCTTACAGGGCATCAGTCGCACAAATGTTGAGTAACTCAACTGTGCTTTAGACTAATAGCTAAAAATAGTAATCATTGCCCCATGCGTGGGATAACTCTGGTGAACTTTCAAGCATCATTAGTTAAGTAGTAACAGCCTAAATAGGAGATTATTATGGCTGAGTTAGATTATACTGCGATACATAGGTCTGGTCAAAATAATGCGTCAGGGGACGTTAGAGGACTATATCTAAAACTGTATGCAGGTGAAGTTCTTACTGCTTTTCAGTCAAAGAATATTATGATGCCTTTGCATCGTGTGCGTACTATCTCAAAAGGAAAGTCTGCACAATTTCCGATGACAGGAAAGTACCGAGATGCTTCCTATCACACACCGGGGGCTGAGATCGTTCCTTCAGCCGCAAAACAAGGTGAAAGGATTGTAGAGATTGATGATTTGCTCATCAACGCACAATTCATTCCCAACATTGACGAAGCGATGACACACTATGACATCCGTTCCGTCTACACTCAAGAAGCTGGATTTGCATTAGCAAAGGTAGCCGATGAGAACATCCTTCGTATGGCGGCAAAAGCTGCTGTTTCAGAGAATGCAACTATTGGTGGATTGAATATCCAGAAGCATACTGCATTCGATGATGAAGATTACACTGGAAACGTAACCTTTGGTGACGTAACTGGTCATACAGCCGCTGCCGCTGATGCACGTGATCCTAAGTATATCGTTCAGGCGATTATGGATGCACGAAGGGTATTGGATAATGCCAATGTACCTGGGGAACCTTTCATTGTCATGCCTGTTGACATGTACTATGACTTGTTCAAAGTCTCAGGAACCAGTAACTTGAATGACCTCATTATCTTCAACCGTGACGTTGGAGGTGGAGGAAGTGTTGCTACTGGACAGGTACCTACCATTCTTGGTATGCCTATCTACGTAACCCAACACCTTGGTTACTACACCACTGGTACCACTTGGGTTTCCAACTTGTACTACCAAGTAACTCCTGGCTCAGATACTGTTGCCATTGCTGGTAGACCTGCGGCTCATAAGGATGAAATAGCTAATACCAATGCACCTATTCCATTAGCGAATACTGCTGGTTCAGGTCGTGGTAATCCTTCCAGTGCAGGAAACTCGGTGTACGATGTTCCAAAAGGAGCCTCATCCACTATTGCAGGACAAGCAACTAAGTTTGCTTCCTCAATGGTTGCTCAGAAGCTCAGAGCACTTGTAATGACTCAGGATGCAGTTGCTACTGCTAAGTTGATGGATATGTCTGTTGAATCAGAGTATCAAATCACTAGGCAGGGTACACTCATGGTATCCAAATATGCCATGGGTCACAACATCTTGAGACCTGCTTGCTCGGTTGGATTATTTAGTGTTTAATCCAATTATGTAACTCCGCATAGGGAGGACTCTTTAACTAGGGTTCTCCCTTTTTTTTCATCATGCCAAAAGATCCAACTAAAAAACCATTATTACCTAAAGAAGCAACGTCTAGTAGGGCTATACTAGAAGAGATGCACCGAACTCCTACAAAGACTGCTGAAAGTCCTACATTTACAAGACAAGGAGCAGAGGAAGTCCTTAGAAGGGTCAGAAAAATAGGTTATCAATTTACAGACCCACCTAAAGAAAATTGGAGGGAGGTTTTTGAAAGAGTAGGAGTACCGAGACAACGTGATATTACAGATTATTCTTTAGGAAAAAGTAAAGGACTACCTGCACCAGAAGGGTTGCTAAAGTCATTACAACGTAGAGCAGGTGGAATGTTTAACTTCTATATGCGTAAAGTTGCGGGACCACTTGGTATTGTTACTGATCCTTATTTTCAATATGGAGCACAAGAAAAATATGAGTTTGATAGAAGATTGGCATTAGCAACTGTGTATGCTACAAGGAATCCTGAGTTAGCTATGAAAAATGCAGGAGAGATAGCAGATTTCTTGTTCCGTGGGTCTGATCAGGATATGTATGAAAATCAATTATATGGAGTCATTGAAGACCACAGAGAACTAAATAGAATAGATGTGTTGCCTGAGTACATTGAGGCTTTACATCAGGAAGAACTTTGGACTTATTTGGAATCTCCATCATTATTATCCGATCATCCAAACTTACAAGGTCCATCTTCTGTACTAGATTTCAAAACACAGTTACCTAGGTTATACTTTCATGGTCAAAAAGGTGGAAAAGCTATTAGACAATTTGAACAACAAAGAGATCCTAAATGGAGTCTTTCTCCACAACCTGAGTTTGGAGCAGCATTTTTCGGTAGTGCAGGACAAGTTTTAGATATTACTGCTAGATTTAGGCAAGCAGGGGATGAAAGTGAAGAAGGCTTTGTCCTCCCTGACCCAGAGGGAGTAGAAAGAGAAATACAAATGCTTGAACTAAAGAGAAAGCAAGGTGCTACTTCTACTACTGGTACTAGAATGGGTAGGCAGGGAACATCTGCTCTTGGATTTATGCCGTTTGCGGGAGTGGTAGACGGAAAACAAGTTCCACCTAAATATTATGCAGGAGTCCTAGATGTAAAAAATCCTATGATTGTAAGAGGGGATATTGGTTATTGGACTGTATGGAATATACTTGGATTTATGTCTGGGGCTAAAAACATGTATAATGAACCTGGGGATGATACAAATCCTTTATCAATAAACATTCTAGCGGCTGGCCCAAAAGAAAGACCTAATTATCTAGGTAATTTTACATATTGGCCTGAAGAAAATTACTTTGAAGAAAGTTGGGAAGCGGGAAACTGGAACATACCACAGGATGTAAGAGATTCTGCTTATGTTGGATCAGGAACAGCTTTCCAAAGAGTTATGGAGTATGCAGAAAAAAGGGCTAACCAAGAACTAGATGCTAATGGTAATCCAAAAACTTTAAAATGGAATTTTACAGCAGACACTGCTCGTGATGATTGGGATGTTCCTCTTACTGAGGAAGAAGAAATAGAAATGTATTTCGATGATTCAGAGGGACTTACAAATTACACAGATTCCGAAACTTATTCTGATTACTCAGGTTTATCAGATGAAGAAAAGGATGCTGTAGCTGACGAGATCCTATTAGGCACACCAGACGAGTATGAAAATGATTTTAACTATTTTGTAAATTTAGGTTTTAGAGATTTCCTTCTCAAAGACCTAGGTATCGATGGAATTCAATTCTTTAATGCTATTGAAGACAAGTTAAAATCTGACTGGTCTTACATCATCTTAGATGGGTCACAGTTTAAAAACATTAAACAACGTAAGAAGGCAGGTGAAGGCTTTGATAAATCAAAACGACCACACATGTCTAAATATCAAAAAACAGCTAGATATAGAAAGGTATCATGAGTCTTAGTCCAACGTCCAGATTAGAGGCTATTAATACTATGTTGACCAGTATTGGTGAACAACCTATTCAAAACGAAAACGACCTTGCTGGATTATCTGATGCCTCTATAGCAGGTCAAATACTTGATAATGTGTCAAGAGCAGTTCAATCAAGAGGATGGATATTCAACACTGACTTAGATGTTGAACTTACAACAAATCAACGTGATGAAATAGTTGTTGACCCAAGTATACTAAGAGTAGACACGACATCTCTAGTTAGAAGCGGTGATACAGACATTGTGGAACGTGATCGAAAGTTGTACGATAGAAAAAAGAATACAACTAAGTTTACCGCTGGAACTAAAGTTAGAGTTGATCTAATTACACAACTTACGTTTGATTCTCTTCCTGAACCTGCACGTAGATATATAGCAATACGTGCGGCTAGGATATTCCATGATCGTGTTGTAGGGTCAGGTGAGTTACATAGATTCTTTCAAGAAGATGAGATGTATGCGTGGCAAACTTTACTTGAGTACGAAGGTGATGTAGCTGATTACAATATATTCGACAACTACGATGTATTTAGAGTTATTGATAGAAGTCACACTTCATCCTATGACCTTAGACGTAACTTAGTAGACTCAGTAGAAACTGCATAATGCCTTTAATATCTGGAACTGTACCTAGTTTAGTTAATGGAGTATCTCAGCAACCTGCGACCTTACGTATGCCAACTCAAGGTCAACGGCAGGAGAATGGTTTCTCACATATTTCACGTGGGTTAGAGAAAAGACCATGTACTGAGCACCTAGCTGAGATCCAAGGTATTACCTCTGCTAACTCTAATGATGTCTTTATTCACACAATAAGACGATCAGAAGATGAAGCGTATGCTTTACTTATTAAAGGGGGAGTATCTGGTGGTGCAGATCCAGTAGTTAAACTATATGATTTAACAGGGTTTGCTACAGGAACTCCAGGTAATGAAGTATACATTCATCCTACTGAACAAACTGGTGCTGTAACGGGTAACGGTATAATTAACACAGATGTAAAAAACTATCTAAAGAACTTTACATCTAGTGGCTCTAATGATTTTACACCAAATAAACTTTCAGTAACTACTGTTGCTGACTTTAGTTTTATCTTAAATAAAACCCAGAGAGTAAAGAAGAAGAACACTACTCATAGTAATCGTCAATATGAGTCTATGGCTTTTGTTAAGATTGGTGACTATGATGGGCATTATAAAATTCTTGTTACACAGTTTGATGTCTATCCCGCTGGACATGAGAAAGCAGGAGAAATAGATCATGATGCTTACTTGTTTCAGTATGAAGTAGAATACGATACTCCACAAAATAACACCGAAAGTAAGACTCAAGGTGGTAGTACTGCGGCCGCTAACTCAGCTTCTATCAACAACCAAGCGGCTGTAGTAGTAAATAATATTGCAGAGTCATTGTTTTTTGGTGCTGATAACACAGATAAAGTTTATTTAATTCAAGAGACAAGTAATAACGATCCTATCATAATCTCACATATAAATGCAGATGGAAGCCCAGAATACGTAGGTCAAACAGGTGTAAGAGATAAAGGTGTAGTTAAAACTAGATATAGGCATTGGAACCATTCAACTAACGAATTTGGTGATTGGACTTCTATATCTACAAAACAAGAAGTTGTTGATAGTGTTACCCCAAATGACGACTTTATTAATATTGCAGGTACAACATTTGCTGATGGTGATAAGGTTATAGTTCACTCATCAGATGGTCTACCTGCTCCCTTAGAAGATTTTGAAACTTATTATGTTGTAAATAAAACTGCTGGTAAATTTAAGCTAGCGTTAACAGAGGGTGGAACTGCTATAAACCTAACTACTGCTGGAGGTAGCACTCTTTTAGTAACACAAGATAACGCAGGGTTAAAGAATATTAATGATTACTTACCATCTAGTGGAAAAGGATCAGCAACTAGCTGGACTACTAGCTATGTCCATGGCGAAAGTATAATATATATTTCTGCTGACTATGATGAAACAAACTCATACCCTTTTGACATAGAAGCATCTGATGGTAAAGGAGATGCTAATATGGTGGCAATTAATGGTGCTGACGAAGTACCTGCTTTTGGTAAACTTCCAGGGTCTAAAGTTGAACCTGGGTTTGTAGCTAAGATTTCAGGAGATAAATCCACAGGCCAGGATGATTACTATGTTAGTTGGAATGGTAGTGTTTGGAAAGAAACCTTTAGACCTAAGTATTCCCAAATCTCAAACAAGAGGGCAAGAGATCAAATCGATGAAACTACAATGCCAGTACAGTTATACAAGGCATTCGACACCAACGATAAAATCTACTTTATACTAAAGTTAATTGAGTACCCAGGTAGAACTGTGGGAGATGATGTAACAAACCCTTTCCCTTCGTTTGCTGACTATGATGAAGACTTGCATCCTAATGGACTATATACGATTAACGATATATTCTTTCATAGGAATAGACTTGGGTTTATTTCGGATGAAAATGTTATACTATCTGAAGCCGCTAATTACTTTAATTTCTTTGCTAATACTGTACTTTCTGTTCTTGACACCAGTGTTGTTGATGTGGCTGTATCTAACAACCAAGTAGCTATATTGAAATCAGCTATACCATTTCAAGAGAGTTTGCTATTGTTCTCTGACCTGCAACAGTTTAAACTATCGTCAGATGAGTTTCTCACTCCTACCTCTGTCTCTGTTGCTGTTGCTACAAACTTTGAGACCTCAACGGAAGCAAAACCAGTACCTGCGGGTAAGACTATATTCTTCCCATTTCAACGTGGGGCTTTCTCAGGTATACGTGAGTACATGATTGATGTTGCATCAGAAACCAATGATGCCAATGAGGTGACATCACATGTACCTGACTATATTGAAGGTGTGGTTAAGAAAATGGCTGTATCTTCAAACGAAGAACTACTATGTGTACTTGCAGATGACTCTAATAATTCTGATAGTTTAAAAAGGAAAGAACTTATAGTATACAAATACTACTACTCTGACCAAGAGAAACTCCAGTCATCATGGTCTAAGTGGATATTTGATGCTGAGATTATTGACATGGAGTTCATAGGTTCTGTTGCGTACCTCTTGTTTAGAAGGAATGACAAAATCTATTTAGAGAAGTTAAACCTGTCTGTTGATGTTGCTACAAACACAATGGACGACAAGATTGGAGTAAGGCTAGATCGAAGAGTTAAACTTGAGTGGGATGAAGTTAGTGCTGATCCTCCAGCATTGTCCAGCTACTACAATGACATCAATCATGATAAAGTAGGACAAGCAGTTGAGAAAACAATATCTTCTATTGATGTAGCTAATAATGTTTTTACTTCAACAGCACATGGATTTCAGAATGACTACAGAGTTCACTTTACAAGTACCACTACGTTACCTGGGGAAATCAAAGCTGACACAAAATATTATATAGTCAATAAAACTGACAATACTTTTCAAGTAGCAAAGGTACAAGAAGGTACACCCCACGTAATAGCTAATGCTGGGTCAGGTACTATCAAAGCTGTATTTGATGACACGAAGGCAAAAGGGGTCTTGGATACTAAAACAAATGAATACTTAGATCAATGGGGTAAAAGAATTAACCTAGATAACATAGAAGAGAAACCCAGAGTTGGACAGAAGTTTACTCTAGCCCACGATAGAAACAATACATATACTGTAACAGATGTTTCAGATAAAATAGGGACTACAGTTGAGATTGAGTTTACTCCGAGTATTGCTTCAGAAGCCTCAATTGACCAAGGTGGTCCGTTACCACATAACACTTCAGTAATCTTTGAGGAGAGAGATGTTTTATATGTTTGTGAAACTGGTGAAATACTTAAAGAAGAACAAGTAGCAGGTGTATTAAAAGAAGGGACAACGTACTCACAATCAAGAGGAAACAATCACCCAGTGGTATTCGTGGGGATACCTTATGATTTTAGATACGAGTTCTCAGAACAATTTGTAAAATCTGGTGAAGAATCTATTAACTCAGGAAGACTCCAGATGAGGAACTTTGAGATTTCCTATGATCGTACTGGATTCTTTGAGGTGGAAGTTTCACCTAAACCCTATGACAATAGACTTAGACGTATATTTAATAAAACCTTTACAGGACGAAAGATCGGGTCTCTGTTTCTTGGTAAGCAAGAATTAGACACAGGGGTGTTCAGAGTTCCAGTGTATGTCAATAGTAAGGATGTCAAGATTACTGTACAGTCAGACTCATGGTTACCTGTGGCTCTACAGTCGGCTGACTTTGAGGCATTCCAAGTCCTGAGAAACAAAAGAATATGAGTTATTACATTAGATCGTCAAAGCGTAATGATTGCTATGAATTAGCTAAAACTTTAAGACAACAAGATGTACAAGAAGTATTTGCTTCTGGAGGACGTAATCCTTCTCAAGCATTAATTAGAGCCTACTTGACATCTCACTTACATTGTTATACAATAATACTAGATGATAAGGTTGTGGGTATGTTTGGTATATCAAAGATACGTGATGGTGTGGGGTCACCTTGGTTACTTGGGTCTGACAAGTTGACAGAACATAAGTTTGAATTTCATAAACATGCAAAAGAGCATATAGATACATTTATGGACGAGTATGACGTATTATTTAACTATGTAGACCAACGGAATACTCAGGCTATCAAATGGATAAAAAGCCTTGGTTTTACTTTTACTAAGTTAGTAGATAACTATGGCTATGAACAAAAACCATTCTATGAATTTGTAAAGGCAAATAATGTGTGATCCAGTAGCAGGACCAATGGCGGCATTGATGGTAATACAGGCATACCAAAGTCAACAATCGGCTATGGCTAGTGCTCAAGCTACTAATGATGCCTTTTCTGCAAACCAAGCACTACAGAATGAAGCGTATACCAAAGACATGGAGGCATTCTGGGGTGAAGAGATTGCTATACAAAAGCAAGCCTATCAGAATGCAGAGGATGCCGCTGATGCTAAAATTGACATGCTTATTCAAAGCCAAGAAGCTAGTGCATCATTGAAAATGGCTAACCTTGAGTCTGGGGCTAGTGGTGCTTCTCCAAATAGAGCACTTCATATATTACGTAGAGATATGGCAAACAGATGGTTTGACCTAGATGAACAGTTTCAACGTGGTATTACTAATTTAAAAGGAGAGCTTAAATCACTTCAGCATGACAAGATTGCACGTAGGTATAGTGCTATGGGTCAAATTAATTCAATGCAGAGAGACCCAGGATTAAGTAGTTCTGAACGTATGTTAGGTTACATAGGTGCAGGAGCACAAGGTTGGTCCATGGGTAAGTCTTTTAATAAGACTCCAGATGCTGATACCCCTACTACTCCTTCAAGAACCTATAGTAAAAAGTTAAATGTAGGTAAAACTGGTACTAGATTGTATAGTCAAGGTGGTAGACAAAGAATTGTAGGGGGCTTCTAATGAGTAAACAACAACAAATACTAGCACAAGCTAAAAGTGGGAGAGAACCTCAGTCACCACAGATATACAGAAGAGGGAGAGTTACAAACTCAAGTGCTTACTATCGTGGTGCTAGACCTGATGTTGAAGCTGGTAAAGACCAAAAAGTAGTTGCTGATTTTCTAAGTTCTATTTCTAAACCTCTAGCTCAAGCTATGGGACAGAAGGTAGAAGAGTTTGCACAAGCTGAGAGGGACGCTGGTATAGCACATTTTATGAATGCTACGCCAGAGCAACGTGCTAAAATGCGTAATGCTATTAAAATGGGGTATATTACAGAATCCCAGTCTCCTTATTTCAGAGAGGGTGTCAGCATTGCGTACACTAAGAATCTCTTGGGTAAATACAATCAGGATCTTTTTCTTGAATATGAAGACTGGAAGAGTAAAAATGATGTCTCAAGTGAATCGTTTGATGAATTCTTAGATAACTTCGATTCTTATTTTGCTAATAACTTTGAGACTATACATGATAGTGTTCTAGTAGAGCATTTTGTACCTGGACAGATGGGTATTCGCAGACAGTTACAGCAGATGCACACAGGTAGACTTGCAGAAGACTATAGAGAACAAGCTGAGTACCAGAAGAATGGTGAGTTATTTGGTATATTTAAAAGCTACTCTGATGGTGTGTATTCTGATTTGTTAAAGAGTGATACCCCTTTAGGAGAAGAGTTACGTAATCAAGAGTCTAGTAACTTTAAATTTGGTCAAAACCAAGAGCAGATGCTCAAGGCACTCAAAGATAAAAATATTACACCTGCTACACGTAAGTATTTTGAGAGTTCAGAGTATGGTCGTAACTTTCTTGAGTCGTGGGATAAGTTAAGTGAGAAAAAGAAGCCTAAAGTAAAGAGCAAACCAAAAGAAACTACTAAAGTTGCTCCTAAAGAGGGAGAAGGAGCAGATGCCTTTGCTAAAAGATTAGGATATAAAGAAGGGTGGAAACAAAT